GTCACGTATCTAATACTAGCTATATCACTAATAGTTGGTTTAGTAACGTCAGTAGTACTATAACCTGGTAACAATACAAATCTGTTATTGGCGGCTGTATTACCATTAAGATATTCTTTTTGATTGTCTAATTCTAGTGTCCTAAAAATTCTATCCTCAGCATGTTGAATTATATCATCTATAATAGTAGTAGTAAGAACAGCTGAATCCGTCTCAGCATAGTCAAGTATTTGTTGTTTTAATTCTACATATGTGGTCATGTTGATACTTTAGTAATAGACATATTACGCCCTCCAAAATTAAGTATACCACCACTCTCCCAATATTTAAAGCCTTTACCACCAGCAGCTTCAAATTGATTTATATAAGTAGTTCTATCATCAATTAGTATTTTGTTGGCACCACCAAAAGGGCCTTTATCAAAGTTAGTCGCAAAATCCATACTTACTGGAGCTCGAGCTCCAGTATATCTTGCATTAATCCAAGCTATTTTTTCAGTGTTATAAGTAGGTCCGGTAGATAAAACTGCCCAACTACCATTTTTAGAAATTACTAAATCAACTAACGCGTCTGCTTCTGCTCGTTTATCAAGATTAGCAAAATAAGCACCACCGCCGGCAGCGGCGATTGCTTGAAATTCAATTGCAGGTGTCAAGTCATACCAATCAGGACCAGCAGGTAATAAACCAATGTTGGTAGCAAAAGTAGCTATAGCTTGATAATATTCTGTTAAGACTCCATCCATATCTACATAAACAGTTGTAGTTCCTGGTATACAGTTTGTTGTTAAGAAAGCAGTGATTTGATCATTGGGATTAAAATCAAAAGTATTTGATGTTACTGCAGTGACAGTGTGTCCAGCTGCAATATTAATGTCATCGTCTTCTAAGTGAGAAACTTGTGGATAGGTAGGAAAGAAAGAAACAGCCCCCGCTATTCTAACAACACTACTTACTTTAAAACCGTGTCCTGGTAAAGTAACTGTAACTATTTCACTATCAGTTGGACCTGCTTGTAAAGCGTTATCAGTTAATAATATTGGTACTGGAGGTTCAACACGATCGGGTCTTGCGTGTCGTAAAGAAACTCTATCACCACTATGAACACGACTAATTAACTGTGGATGTTTAGGTTCAAATTCAGTAAAATGAACTCTTGCACCATTCCATTCTGTTACCATTTCTCTATAAGGAAAAGCCATTCCACTTCTATCTGAAATAGCTAATGCATTTCTACCTGTTGAATAACTAGACATTTGGATAATAATTCTGTGGAGTTATGTGAGTACTTGTTGCAGAGCCATCCTCAGTTAAAGCTCTATTTAATTCATCCTCATAAAACATTTTTAAATTCTGAACTAAGTCGGGTCTGTTTTTCTGTGCCAGATAAAAAGCTAAACCTGCAGACATACAAGGAACAAAACGATATGGGACGTCAGCGGTATTACTATATCCACCAACATCATCAATTCTCTTCGTATAAAACATAGTTATAAAATTAGCAGCTGCAGTTGAATCCGGTACCGGATAGACTGTAAGCGTTATATTGTTAATAAATCTCTGTACATAATATTGAGAAGGCTGACTTTTTGTTAATTTATTAGAGTAAGATTGATAGGTACTTCTGTCAACTTTAGTTAAACTGTTGTCAGATTGATTAGTAGCTCCTTTATTGGTTCTGTAAGCTGCTTCTAATATGTCATCTAAACCATAAAGATTTACTGGATCAGTAACAGCACTGGTTCCGTCATCCGTTGATCTAAAAAATTTATACTCAGATTGTCCTTCAATTAAGTCAATATTAACTTGCCCTACTTCCCAATAGTGCAAACCTCTATTAGCCCATTCTTGAAACATTATGTTTAAAGAACGTCGTGCTGATTTTAATTGATAACCACTAACGCTATTAAGACCTATTCTATTATAGGCTTCCTCAATAATATCATCGATTAAAAACCCACTTTCAAAAGTAGATGTTCCAGATGATGCCATCGATCCTCCTAGTTAAACGTTATTGTAACGCTAGGTGCATTAGTTATGACCGCCCAAACACCATTTTTAAATCTAACACCACTTCCAGGAATAAAAACACTTAGTCCTTCTGTGCCAAATTCAAATTTGTGAGCAGTTCCGGCTGCAGCAGTTGCATTGTCATATAAAACAATAACCGCGTTAGCAATTCCTTCTGCTTGTATAGAAGTAACTCTACATGGACCCTCTACTAAGTTTCCTGTACTAGCTCTCTGAGAGGTTCTTTGATCTGATAAATAACCATTACTCATAATATTTTCTCCTTAAAATATGTGGGGCCGAAGCCCCACATTAATTAATTATTTACGCTGTTGCTGAGTCTTGCAAATTATTTGCTTGGACATACGTAATTGTTACACTAGCTTGACCTGCAGTTGATGTTGTTCCTACTGTTATAAGAGTAGCAGTCACTTGCGTATCTTCGTTAACACGATCCATATTATCAAGAGCAGAAACTTGTTGTGTGTGTTCTGCTGCAACTTTAGCGTTTTGAGCCGCAGTATAAAAAGCTGCTGTTGCTCCACCTGAATCAGTTTTACCAACCGACATAGTCGCACTAGTTCCTGCGTTACTACCTATTGCAAAACGCATTAGTACTTCTACTATCTGTGAATTCTTAGGTATTACAGCTACGTTGTAAGTATTTGTTCCAGCTGCGACTGCTGGGTCAATCAGAATTGATTGAGACATTACTACTTGTCCTGTATTTTTTACGTTTGTGCCGAGTGTACTACCCGACGTGTCTTTGATTGTTCCGGCTTTAATAGGACCGGAAAAAGTTGTTGAAGCCATAATTTTTCTCCTAGTTGTTTAGTGTAGTCTCTAGGCCGTCGTCTGAGTACGTCTACACCAAAGGGTTATCTCAGTTTATTAGAATGAAGTATACGCTTTTAAATAATAATATGCAAATAAAAAGGGGCCCGAAGGCCCCTTAATATAAAGTCTTAATCTAATGATTAAGCACCTGGAGATCCGAAGATACCTCTAGGATCAGACCAACCGAAGCTGTATCTTTCTCTAGCTTTATATCTCATATTGCCAGTTTCAAAATCGCCTTCCATAGCAGTTTTGATTGGCGCACGAACCATATGCTTCATACCATTAGGAACATCTGTTTTGATAAAGAACGCATCGTCATCATTTAAGAAGTTATTCACAGCATAACCCTGTGGAATCATTCCCATATTTTTCATTGCGTTTGCATCATTATCAGCAGTTCCAACACGTAGTGCAGATTTCATAATTCGCTCAGCAGCAAATTGAAGCTTAGAAGGTATAATTAGTTTCATACCTTTAGCAGCAATTTTTAAGCCACGCTCATCAGTCATCTTAGCAATGTCAATCAAACAGCTCTCTAAAGAAGTTTCAGAAAGGTCAGCAGATACTAACAATTCATTAATGAAATTTCCAGCGATTGTTGGATGACCAGCAGCTCTAGCAGCGGTTTGACCAGAGAATAATGGTTGACCATCTCCTCCAGTTACACCAGCAGTGAAGCCGTTGTTTAAAACGTCAGCAGCTTTAATCTGCTTAGTTTGTGCCATAGATCTTGCTAGTGCTTTAGTGTAACGTGCAGATAATTTATCATACAAGTTATCTTCCACTGACTCTTCCGTTAAGCTAAATGCTAACGCAATTGTTTCGTGTTGATATCTCGCAGTAAACGTTTCTTGCGCGTTATCGTAAACCACAGCAGCACCCTCGGATTTTACTCCGGCAGTGTCGAAACCAGATAACATTACTTCTTCTTCAAAAGCTCTGTCACTGTTCTCTGTGTCGAAAATCTCCGTATGTTGATTTTCGTAGTTTTTGTACTCAAGTCCAAATAATGCATTTAGACCTGGCTCTAGCTCTTTTGCTAGTTGTTGTCTTGATATAGCCATTTTTTAAATCCTCCTGCTATTATTTAAATTTGTGTTCGTTGATAGTAACATTGTAAATAATATTGTTTGAGCCAACTGAATTACGACCTTCTTTAGTAGAGAAGCTGTTAATTCTTAAGTTAGCACCAGTTCCAATATTACTTGAATCAAGTTCTGTCACCGATACACCGGTTGATGAGTTTCCTGTTCCTAGCGTAACATCAGCTGTTTTACTGATATCAGCCTGGTCAGAAGCGCCGTCGCCTTGTATTTCGAAACGTTGGTACGGATCGTCATATACAAAGACAGTAGCTTTCTGTGAAGCAGGTCTTGTGTTTTTGAAAGTTGGTTTCCCAGTAGCGTCGTCGAAGTTACTTCCCCAAATCACACCTATAGCGTTGGTAGCATCTGTGCCACCACCAGCAATTGCGAACAGTTGAACGTCACCTGCAGCTTCAACGATTTTCACGATGTCACCTTGGAACATTTCCACTGCGTAGTTTGCAAGTGCTTTATAAGAGTTCATTGCTGGAGAAGTTCCACCGCCGAGTTTACCAATTGGGTTGAAACCAAAAGGGGCATCATTATTTGCCATATTGTTTTCCTCCTTAAAAGGGTTAAGTTATTTTATTAATCTGGAGGGTAAAGATAACGAAATTGTTATTTTTTAGTACCACCAAAAGTTACACGAGTCTGCCGCTCTTGATTGATTGGCATACTTGGGTGCTGTTCTTTTAAGACATCGTTTTCTAAAGCCTCGTTTGCATCTGCGCCTTTTTGCGCAAAGTAAGCTTCACGAGATTTTGCGAGCTCTTCAGATATCCTTGCCAGCACAAGGCCGCCAACTCCGATTACTCCCTGATATTTACCTGATTCGACACTTGGGAAATCAAAATCTGGATATTCATCGGCTCTCACCAATTCCCATCCTGTTCTTAATTTGCCCATCATATTCTGTTGGTCGTCAAAGCCCATACTTTCGGCTCTTAACCAACGGTGCCTGTAACCGTCTGGTGCAGGGGGTGCATCTAGTGCTGATGGTGGAGACCAAACTTTAGGTTGTTCTTGTTTAACCCTAGTTTCGCTCACGCGGGAAGTTTTAACAGTAGTTTCTGTTTTATTTTTATTCATATGCTTATACCTCCTTTAGCGATAGTTGTTTCGCATACTCTTCGAGTGGCACACCTAATCTTTTAGAAATAGCGACTTGCGAAGGTGTGAGTTTCACAGTCTTTCTGCGTCCATTATTTACTGCCGGACGACGGGCACTTGCTACATTTTGCACTGGTGCATTAGTAGATTTTTCTACATTACCAAATTTCTGTGGAAATGCAACCCTTATTCTCTTATCTACTTCTTTATAGTATTCTTGAGATTGAGGATCATAACCTTCTTCTTCAACTAGGTTTTTATGTATGTCAAATGCAGTGTATGTCATTGCATTATTAGTACCAAACCATTTGTTTTTTGAGGCCCAGTCTTCTGCTTTTGGATCAAGGTCTCTACCTGCTTGGGCAACTTCACCTGGCGATGGTAGATCACTTGCTGCTTGAGCTAAGTTCTCTGTTCTAGCTGGTCTTGCTGCTCTTTGTTCTTGTGCAGAGTTAATTTGTTTTAACCTAGCTTCTTCCATTGACATTTGTGCAATAGCTCTTTGTGCTTCGATTTGTGCGTCAACATCTTGGTTTTCAATAGCTGCTTTATAAGCAAGTTTTGCAGCATCCATACCATTATTAACTTTAGCTTCTAATTCTTTAGTATAATTAGTTCCTAGATGTTCGTATTGGTTTCGAATTCTCTGCGTTTGTTGATTAGCTTGTTGTGCGAATTTAATAGCTTCTTCTTTTTGTCTTTCAGCTTCACGCATTTTACGTGTAAGTTTTGCTATTCGTTTTTGTACGCCGTCGGAATATTCTTCAAGTTCTTCTTGGGGTTTAGTTTCTGGAACAGAAGACTGCTCAGTTGATTCCGTAGCTGTGTCCGTGGACTCATTACTGTTTTCACTAACTTCTTCGACATTTATTTTCTCCTCATCAAAAGATTGTTCCGGTGCTGGTGCATCCAGATCAATTTCTGTTTCTATTTCATCGTTGTCTCCAACGTCTATCTTATCTTCTAGCATAGTTTTTCTCCTCTATGTTTTTACATTGCGTGCAAGATATTTTCAGGATCATCTATAGTCCCTAATATCTCATCATCGTTTAACATTCTTATCTCTCCACCATCAATTTCCATACGTGATCCTGCATATCGTGCAAAAAGCACCCAGTCTTTTTCTTTGCACCACGGACCGGTAGGATATCTATCTTTGTCTGCGTAACAAAGATCACCCATCTTTAACACATAACCAACTTGCGTTGCTATACGTGCTTTATCCAATGTTTCTTGTGCAATAATGATTCCGCCTTTAGTTTCTTCTTTAACTTGAAAAGGCATAACAAGTATACGCCAACCAGTAGGGGTGGGTAATTTTTCTAAACTTGTTGAGGTTGTTTCTTTTTTAACTTCTTTATCTTCAGCTTTGTATTTAGCTTCTAATGGATGTAACTTTTCCGTTTTCGTCATCGTCATTTGGCTCCTTAGGGTTTAGCAGGTTAGAGAGTTCCTGTTTTATTGTATCCATCGAATGGATCTTACCGCAAATATAACTATATTTGCTCATATTGTCAACACCTCCGCTCATTAGTGTTTGAGCACAATCATCGATACTTTTTTCTAGATGTCTTTGTAATTTATAAATTACGTTTACCGGGTCGTTATCTTGCATTTATCGGGTTCTCCTAATGAAGTCCAAAACTCGTCTAGAGCATTGGGCTTTTCTTGTTTACAACATTCCCCCGATTGTTCTTTGTCTTTAGTGTGTTCTTTACACTTATCTTGTTCTTGCATTTTCGTTCCTCCCTTTGTCTAATAGATTCTTGGTATGAAAGTTCTAGTAGTTTATTCTCGTTGTCCCAATATTCGTGGAACTTCACTTCTTCTTCATAATATCGGCTGTTTTAAGTCCATATATTGATGCGACCACGCCAATAAAAATTGATTGGTACCAGAAAGGCAGGCTTCCAAATTTGTCAAAAAACATATCCAATTTGAATTGAATTTCTGGATCTCCCGAGAAGACCGACCAAATTAATAATATTACTGGTGCTGAAACCAAGATTAAAACAAACTCGTCTTTATAACCTTGGTCATTGGATTGTCTTACTGACGCCTGATACTCAACTTCCCCGCTAGCCATCTTTTGAGCGTGAAGTAAAGCAGCATCAGACATAAGTATCTTAGCTTTTTGCTTGTTAGCAAATATAGCCGAACCAGTTTTTAATACTGTTGGTAAAAGGGATAACCACATTTATTTTATGAAAATATTGCGATTATGATTATAGCAACTACAACGCCAGCAATAACTTTTTTCTTAACGCTTAGTGCATTCCATTTTGCTTTTAAAGATTCAATTATTATCATTTAGATCTCCTTGTTTATTTTTTGAACTATATTACTTTTTAATTAATTTTACTACTTATTTTTAAATAAAGAACCAACACCATTGGCCATCGGTCCGCGTTCCGGGGGTAATTGACTGTGTTGTACGCGTCCACCTAAATTATAAAAATTATCATTAAATTCGTCTGAACCAACATTAAAACCACTATTATTTAAGCCCGCTGCAAAATCGGCGTTTGATATAGCAGGGTCTAAAATATGTTTTAAATAAACTTTTGGTATATCTCCCTTACCTTCTTTTCTACGCTTTTTCAAAAACTCTGCTAATTCTTCTTCTGTCATTAAAGACATTGCTTCTAAAGTTTCAAGATTAAGATCTTCTTCTCCACTTAATGTTTCCATTAATCTTCTAACAGCAATCTCTTCTGGTGCAGCATTACCTAGGTCTGCTTGATGAGTTGCTTCGTGCAAAATAGTGTCAGTAACGTTTCCACTTCTAAATTCACCTGTGTTTTTATCCACACCCAATCCTATCTTATTGTCATCAGCACTATAAAGTCCGGCGGAATTTTCTTCTGTAGGTAATTTAACTATGTTTCTATAATCAAAGGTATCGTCGCCTGAATTTAATAATTCATTATATACATTTTCTTGAGCATACAATTTGTCTCTTAAGGCTTCGTTAACATCTTTATTATTAAACTCAGAATCAGATAATTCTAATCCTGAAACAGGTGGTTGACCTTCTTGCATTATATCGGCAATCTCTAAACCTAATGGGTAAATTGTTTCACCATCTCTTTTTTCAGAATAAGGGCTTGCGTAAGTAATAGCTTGGTTGGCATCAGCGGTTGCATCATATTTAGTTAAAGGTAAAGTGTCCGTAACATAATCACCAGCAATAGTTCCTTCAATATCATCTTCCTTATACCAAGAAGGATAATCTTCAACATCAATATCTAAATTATTATTAAGCCTATCAATTTCTTTTAAACGATATAAAGAGTCATTATCAAAACCGCTTGATAACTGCATTTGCTCATACATAGTCCTGCCTACATCTCCTTCGCCTCCTGTTATATAATCTATTGTGTCGGCTCCTGGAATAGCATATTTAGTGTCGTCTGTTACTGCGGTTAATGCATCGGGTATTGCGTCGGTTTTCATTCCAGTACCAAGTAAAAAACCTGGAATCCCTCCACCAACTTGCAATCCAGTAGCCACAGAGTTATAAGCGGATGAAGCTTTGTTATTTTTTACATATTCATCAAATGCTGCACCTTCTAAAGCTTCCCCATCATTACCAACTGTATAGTTCGTAATGCTGTTAATTATATTTCGGAAATGACTGTTTTCTCCTTTTTCCGCTTCTATTCTTGCTTGATTATCTATCTCTAAATCGTTTCTAATTTGATTATCAACAACCCCTGGAGAGTAAAGATCTATATCTTCAATTTCAGTTAGTAAGTCCGAAGCAGTTTCTGTTTCTGTTTCTTCTTCGCTTTGATTAAGCAAGTTCATTAAATCTTGGTTATTTTGATTTTGCTTATTACCTGCAAACAAAGCCGCCATTGTCATTAGACCACCTATACCCCCGATGTAGTCTTCTACTGCCATTACTTATCCTTCGTTAATTTCAGTCGACATTTTACTTATACCACTTTTAGCTAAAGATACTGCCGCTCTAAGTTTTTGATGTTTGTCATTTTCTGCAATTTTAGTTTCTGTAAGATCACGTGCTTGTAATAATCTTGCACTATCCATCGCTAGATCGTTTTCGTCTTGTTCTTCACGACGTTGATTGTCTCTAGCTTTTAAATCTAGCTCACGATCCTTTAATTTTAGTAATGGATCGTTTTCTATTTGATTTAATACTTCACGTTCTGCTTTTGCATACTCTTCCATAAATTCAGCACATAGTTGGGCTTTCCTGGACTCCATAGCTACGGCCATTTGCTCAATTTGCTTCTGTACTTCCATAAATTGTGGGTTTTGTTGCATTTGTGCTGCATTTGGTCCCGCCTGTTGCATCATTTGTTGCATTTGTTGCGACATTTGCTGTGATTGTTCAATTTCTTCGGCATACTCTACTTCAATCTGTTCTCCAGACATCAAATTTATGTGTTCCATACAGTTTTGTTGTAACATACCTAGAGCTTTAGGGTTATTTCGTATCAAAGTAGTGCCCATAAACTGTAAATGTGCCCGCATATGTGCTTGGTGGTCTTGTTTTGGAAAAGCTTGAAACTTTTTACTGTTTAAACTTAAAATATTTTCACTAGCAGGGTCTAAAGGTGATGGTTGCATTGGTGGTGGTAGCAAAATGTCAATATCTTTAACTCCAAGTGCCTCATACATATGTTTGTAAGCGTGATACAGATTATGTATCTGTGGATTGGACATTGCCATTTGTAATTCTGTTTGTGCTACACTAATACGTTGTGTTTGTGAAAAGATGTTAGGATCCGCAACTGGTACGATATCAATTCTTTCATCAAAGTCACTTGCAAAGATTTCACGGTTGCCACCCACGACATCATAAGGATACTGTGGTGGTAAAGTAGTCGCAAAGCTTTTAGCTAATAACATAAACTCACATTTCATTGCGGCGTATAATCGTTTGTGAATTGCTGACATAACCCGCGATCCGCGTTCCAAGAGTGCTACTGTTGTGCCCACGGCTGCCGATTGATTGCCATCGCCCACTTGCATATCAGCTATGCTCGCGAACCGCTGACCGGCTTGAACTACTACACCCATTAGTTGTAATAATGTTTGTGAAGGTTCTTTAA